AAAGCAACCGGATTATACTGCACCGAATACGTGCTACCGTTTTTAATAACTTTTAATGGTGTGTTTTCGTTTCCGATGCGTGCGTATAATTCGGTTCCATTAAATGGAACTTTAATATTTTGGCCGTTTGTTACTGCTGCATTTGCAGTTAATCCGAACCGGTAAATTTGACCGTTATATTCTAGTACTAGATTAGGCATATTATTCCACCTTTAACTTCGCGCCATTTGGGAATGTCAACGTATTGTTATTTTCAAACGTTGCGATGCGTTGCCATTCATTCATGCCTTTAGCATTTGTATCAAAACGAATAAATGCTGCATTACTGTTAGCAAAATAAAGCTGAGTACCTAATATGCGATCTTGGCTTGTATTCCACGGAAACATAGCGCCAATACCCCAATAAGCAGTACCCCATATACGGTAGTTATTTAATTCGCCGAACGTAAAACCGCTATAACCCGCCTTGTTATTGGCAAGATAATCTAAATCGATTGAGTCATTGGTAAGGCCCGGAACCTTTAACGTACCCGTCATAGTATCGCCGGCCTTTTTCACACACATCAACGTTATCCGCCGTTGCAGCCGAATTGGCCCGCGTTGCCGTATCTGCACTGACCGCGTGCGTTGCGTTGGCTACTGTATCAGTTTTGCGATAATATGCACTACTTAATCCGTTTACCGTATCCGTGATTGTTTTTAGTGTACGGCTTGGGTTATTCGTAAAACTAGCATCACCAGCAATCTTTTTAATAGCTTCCGCCATTTGATTAAGAATGTCTGTTAATGCGTAGGCTTTACCGTCAACCGTACGCGTACCAATTACGGCATCTGTTGCGGTGTTTACATTTGGATCATAATACTTGATTGACTTTACACGTGTTGCATCTGTAACGGCAATCGCTACCACTACGCGCAATATTTCTTTCCAATACGTGCCAGTATACAGATACATTTTTTCATTTGTGGTGTTGTAGTACATTTTATCCGTTGCCGCTGCTGGTGCATTTGGCTGGCGCATTGGTTCAAGCGTTGTACTGCCATAAGTTAGGCCACCAGATGCGGAACGTTCAATGTATAAATACGATGTATTGTTGGCTGGTAAACTCCATGCGCTTTGTTTACGGTTAATCGTTTGTATGTAATCAACCGCGCCGTAATCGTTGAAACCGTCGGCGAATGATAACAATACAGGCGTTTGGCTGCCGTCAATCATTACGCTTAGGTTATCACCGGTTAAGAATGAAAATTCACCATTGCTTACTTTACCACTCAATACGCGATTACGTAGGCCACCAGTACCACCACCGCCGCCAGCACCACCGCCGCCGGCTTTTAGTTCCATTTGCTGCGCAACGTTCAATAATTCATCGCGGTTTTTCTTAATACTATCTTGTACAGTATCGCCCTGTGGCGTTATATCCAAAGGGTATTTTTCTTTATATGCCATGTTTAAACCTCTTCATACGTATAATCTAACTGGCGTAACGAAATAGCGCCCTTTTGAACATTGATTTTAAATTGTACATTACGATTTGCACCGCCGCCAATCTTATACGCCTTCGTGTATTCATTAACATTCATTAATGTTTTGACAGCGTATAGCTTTTCATTTGCGTAGTATGTTTTGGTTGCCTTGCTTGAAAAGTTAATTGGCTTAGGCTTCTTATTTGATATACCAATAGTACCATGCCCGGGAATAAGATTATGCGTTACAAAATTATAGTTCATAATCAACACAAATTGACGTGTTGCCAATCTGTTGCCGCTGATTATTGATGTTTGAATTTGTACCGCATCATCTGTATCTATCGTTTCATCAAGGATACCAATTTTATTGCCGTATGCTATGTATACTTCCTTGTCTACATTCACCGCCGCATTAATACCATGCGTGAATTTTCTTGATGTGAAAACGCCCCTTCCGTCCTCATATCGTGGCAAGTAGTGATATATAAAAACCGTTTCGCCATTATATGGTTTAATCCAGATTTGTTTACGGCTGGATATATGCCATACTTCGCAATCTTTCGTTATGTACTTCAATAGATAAGAGTTGATATTCAAGCCAGTTTCAAACGGTTGTATTTCTGCATAGGTATTTGTAGGCATGAAAGACATGAACCCTTGATTGCCTAAATAGTAACTACGATCATCAACGCTCACCGTTGCACCGCTACAATAACCGGTAGAGGATAACGGATACACAGTTAAATTCTGTGCATCTGGCGTGCCAATTACTTGATACACGCGCCCGTATTCTTTGTATACGATAATTGCACGTGATAAGAAATCAACTGCAATAATGCTGCCTTGGTCTTTATAGCCAACGTCCACATATTGCGCACTAGATGCATCATTTGAGTTATGAGTCCATGCGTTGTAGTCGCCAACTGCTGACCAATTCAACCGATGCGAATGAGTCGATGCAATTAGTACACGCCCGGAATGGCTTGATACTATATCACATGCCGGACTTTCAATAGTGGATAACTTACCATTACCAGAAATGGCTTGCAATTTATCACCGCTGGCAATAAGAATATCACCACCAAACGCATGATATTTCGGCTTTTCGGTACCATTTAATGTGCCTAATAATGTATTACCGCTGAAATCAGTTTCATACAAATTTCGGCCACTAGAAAAGTACCACTTATTACGGTACACATCATGATATAGCGTTTCTATTGGTAGTCCAAAATCATACAATATACGAATACCCGGAACGGTACGGAGTGCATTGTCTGTTCTATCGAATTCGCATTGTTGCGCCTGTGTTAGCGCTTGCACGTCGATATTTTCCGGCGGGTTGCTCCAATCAAGGCCCAGCCGGAACCCGTTTGTAGTTGCCACCTGTTTAACACCCATTATGCTATACCTCTTGCCGCCTTAATCTGTTCCGTTATGTAGTCAATGAATTGTTTATCATAAGCAGCATAATCCGTCATAAGTGATTTTTTCTTAACCATAAAAGATATAAGCTGCACTAAATACTGATGAAAGAATTCAGAAAACGGAATAGTATCGTCCATTTCGTCAACGTGATTTTTTCGTACACTATAAAACACTTGATTGACCGTTTCCCCGTCATAGGTTTCAAATGTTCCATTAATGATGCGGATAGGATAACCACTCTTAGGAACGAAACCCATAAAGTCAGACGGTACCGCTTTTAAATTCGGTATATCTGTATTCTTAACTACTTCGCGGTCTTTAATGCTAACTAGAATAGTAGTTAGCCAGTCAATCGCTGCGTTAATGTATTGGATATACTCCAACTGTTCATCTAATATTTCGTTAGACTCTACATTAACCAGCGTAATCAATTCGCTTACTACCATAATTCCAGTACCCTTCCGCTATTACGCTTTCATTATTGCCTAAACCATTATTAATTGATTGCAACGCATCAACCATATTCGCCGTTACGCCGGAAATATCAAGGTTCATAACCCTATACACGATGTAATCAACAAGTAATGTTTCTAATTCTGCTGGTAGTCCGCTTTCATCTTCCAGCTTCTTATAGCCAGCAGTCATTATATAATCAACGGTTATTTTCTGCTCATGATCTGCATCAAATACTATTGTTTGTAAATTCAATACATGATAGGCCTGTACGTCCGCATCATCGGCTTTGACATTTAACACGCTGATACATTGACCGGGCAGCGTAATCCGTCCGGTGCCGTTATCTTCGTGCGTTGCCTGTGCCAAACTAGGGCAGTACTGACCAATAAGGGCATTTAATAAGTGATTGCCTTCGTTGTAATACTCTAACAAATGGTACGGAGTATATTGTTCCTGTGGTGTATCGCCTATTTGCATGAACGCCCTATTGATAACTTGTTTTACGTTCATATTCACCCCATATAAGAATAAAGGCGGGTATTACCCCGCCCATAATTCAAAAATTAGCTTTCTACAACGCCACCAGTTAATACTTGAATAGAGCCGTAGTCTTTATTATTGAATTGTGTTTTTTTAACTTCGCCATAGAACGCGATACCATTACCAGCAATGTTGCCGTAATCGTCTGTTTGTTCAATGTGTTTAGCTGGTCTTGCTACTGCGAAACATGCCGCTTGTTTACCCAATAATAAGTTATGGCATACATTCGCACTAGATGCGCCAGTATTATCGCAAACTACGCGTTCATATTCGTAAAGAATAACGCCGTCGTATTCGCCTAATGCTCCTGTAAAGATAGGGTTTTTAGAACCGCGTACATTTGCATTTTGTTGCGCTGCCAACCATTTTGGATCATCTTTCAAATCACGTGCCGCCCATGGGTGAATAAGCATGATGTATTTATCCATGCCGTCAACTTTAATTGGTTGTACTTTTGGCGCGTGCATCATTGCTTTGCGTTTAGCACGGGAAATAATAGTTGTTGTTAATTTATCATTTGCCGTAATGCTGGAATATGTACCGGCAGCGCTTGCAGCTACCGCTTCTTTAGAAGAGGAAGGAGTCGAACATAATTCACTCATCAATTTGTTATCCAACCAATCAGCAAGCCATTGCTTCAACGCGCCTTTAATTTCTTTCAACATATCATACTGTGTTTTTTGGTCGTCCGCTTCATAGCGAGATACCGCATTACGAATTAATTTAGTTCGTACAGTAAAATCGTAAATGTTCAATGTATCTTCGGCGCCAGATAATTTTTGATTACCTTCAACGCCCGGCCCGTTTAAATTCATCATCAAGCCGAATACTACGCTATCGCCTTTTACGTTTGTTAAGTCTTTGTTTTGGTGTACTACATTGGAACCGTCCATTGCAGTAAACTTATCAAAATAACTATCTTTTACGCCTTCGTGCCATACTTTTTTAGCCCATACTTTAGGTACTAAATTTGCTGGAATATTAACTTGGTTTCTTTGGTCTGCCATATTTTACCTCTTATAATTCGTCGAAATACTTGCGTACATCGTCCGGCAATGCATCAAGATTGCCTGTTTGATACGCTTTCAAAATATCTTCTTCGCTTACCTTGTTAGGTGTAGGAACGCCACCGTTTAACGCGCCAGCTTTTGGCAACGTTGCGGCCACCTGTAACGGGTTATTTGTAACGTCGGTATTCGTTGCCCGTTCATTTTGCAGTTCATTTACAAACTTCCTAATTGTTTCAAAATCGGCATCGGTACCTTCTCCAATATCTACGCGGTAGAACGCATCATTAATTGGTTGTGCATCGCGCATTGTCATGCCGTTTAGCTTTTCTAATCCGCGTTGATACAGTTCCCCGAAATTCGGTAGTGATTTAATTTCATTTACAAAGTTTAGATTTGTTTGTCTTTGTTGATGTACTGCTAACTGTTGATTTGTGATCGTGTATTCTGCGTTAGCTTCAAAACGAATGAAATCGTTATATTTTTGTACATCTTCAAACATAAGACTTTCTAAATCTTCCGCCGTTAAATTAAAGCGTTTCAATGCTTCACGGCGTACAAAGTCGCGGATATCAGATACTTCACTATCTGGCAATGTAATCGGTCTTTGTTGCGCTTCGAATTGTCTTGCGCGTTCCTCGGCCGCTTTACGTCTTGCGCGTTCCTGTGCAAGTGCCGCTTTTAGATTGTTATCGTTTGTATGGTTTTCTTCGTGTTCCGGTTCTTCGTTAGTGTTCGGCGCCGCTGCATCTACTTCCGCATCATTCGCATCACTTTCGGCTGCATCATCTGTAGAGGGTTCATCTGTTACAGTTTCCGGTGTATCCGTTTCTTCGGTATGTTCATCAACGTTCACGCCCGCGTTTTCTAAATCTTCCGGAGTGAAACCAGCATCTTCGATATTAACTAAATCTTTTTCCATATCTAATACTCCTTAGCCTTTTAACGTCATTGCCGGACGAATAAAGAAATATGGCAGTTTAACGCCGTTGCCGGGCGATAATGTATAAGCAAGCCTTTTAACGCCATTACTTAGGGCGAAATGTATAAAAACGCCCCATTACGGAGCGTTTATTATTGTGTTGATAGTTTATATTACATAGTGCCTAAATCGTTCATAGGCGGCATAATTTGTGGTGCATTTGGAATGTTTGGTTGTTTACCTTTCAAGGCTAACCGTTCCGCCATGATTTGCTGCGGTGAAATCTGTACGCCTAGCGTTTGCAAGTACATGCTCAATGCTTCCGCTGGCATATCATCAAGTGAACCACTTACGCGCAATTCTGGTAACGCTGGTTTTTCTGCCGCTTCTTGCATGCGTTTCTTAACCGTTTCTTTTTCTGGGAAATCCATGAAATCAAGGATAATATCCATAGGAATATCAACGCCGGATTTCTTAGCTTCCAATAATTGATATAGGTTAGCCCGTCTTGCCGTTGCGCTTGCTTGGCTGGTGCTGATTACAATATCAAAATCAAAGGCGGATAGATCATACAAAACTTGTTTAATAGGATTACCTTCCGCATCGCGTTGCGGTTGACCTAGTGCATCGGTTAAAACTTGTTCTTGCATAGGTTGATTTAAACCCGGTGCAATTTGTACAAATTCCTTTTGACCGTCATCGCCCATAATGCGCATTGCTTTGGATTCGTTGTAGAATTGCGGAATTAAACCCGGTGCATTTTTCTCACCCCATAACAATTTAACAATTTGGCGTTCTGCTTCTTTTGATTGCTCAAAGATACCAGCCGTTTGAACAGTTGTAACAGATTGCCGCAAGTCGATTGCCTTGCCACTCATACTGCCAACGCTACCGCTTAAACTTTCCGGAGTGATACCGCTGATAGAATAGAAATCATTGCTTGATTGTTGCTCAAGCGCCATATTAATATTGCTATCCATTGCCGGCGTGCCGTCTACGAATGATACGCCCGGCGGCAACCAGATATTCGCGCCCGGTTTAGTGCTATTATTTTTAATATCGCGCTTATTCTGTTCGGTTAGTTGACCTTGCCAGAATTTCACGCCTAAAGACTGTTGATTAACAACGTGCATGCGTTGGCTTCGGTTTTTATTTAATTCGCGTTGTGCATCTTTAATATCACGCACTACGCCAGCCGGTTCTAGTTCATCATCTACCAATTCGCCGGTATAGTAACAATATTCACGCACTAACGGGAATTTTCCATGCTTATAAGAGAACACTATCGGCGAATGTTGCATATCTGATTTTAGTATCTGGGATACTTGTAGGTTTCTTCCCCGTAGCCATTAATACAACAAACAACGGGTTAGCTTCATCAATTAAACCCTCTTTTGTCATGTATACGTTCTTTTTGCCGTATTCCTTATACCAATACTGCACTACACGGATTTTATTGTAATTCGTGTTAAACCATAACGCTTCGCCGTCTACTGTTTCAACTACGCCGGCTTCCTGTTCGGTTTCATCATATCGGCTTTTTAATGCGTTGATTTCGTCTACCTTTTCCGGATAGATTTGTTTTAGCTTCGCCGCACTTTCCCAGCTATAACGGCCAACATATTGCGCGTCGGATAAATCATCTTTCTTACATTCCGGATCTATGAAAGCATCAAACGGGGAAACACGTTCAATTTGAATTGTTCCGTCTAACTTCGTATAATCGAATTCATACGATACCCAGTAATTGGCTAAACCACAAATAATCTTATCGCGAAAACATTTGCCCTTATTGCGTTGATAGTTCGCACGGTCTAAACAGTATTTTGTAATACCTTTAGCAACGCGGCTAATTCTATCATCTTCTTCGGAACGTGGTAAAAAGTCCGGTTCCGTTTCATTCTGTGATGCATAACCGCATAACAAATTAATAACCGGTCTAATTCTATTAATTGTAATCGCTGGCCGTCCAGCTTCACGCATGTTCTTTAAATCGCCGTCTTGCCATTGCTTACCTTGCATAAATGCAAAATCTTCGGCAGCAGCCTTGCGCCATTCTGACGTGGCGGCCAATGCATTTTTTACC